ATGGCTGTTAGTGCTGGTCTTCGCGCTGGTATATCCGCAGAGGAGATACAGAGTATGATGAGAACTTCAAGGATACACGAGGTTGAGTACGATGCCTAAAGACCCCCGACTAGAAAGAATTGGCGTAGCCGGTTATAATAAGCCCAAGCGCACTCCAAGCCACCCGACTAAAAGCCACGTTGTTGTTGCTAAATGTGAGGATGGTAGCGTTAAAACTATCCGTTTTGGACAGCAAGGAGTTTCTGGTGCTGGTAAAAGCCCAAGCACAGCGTCAGAAAAAGCCCGGCGTAAATCCTTCAAGGCAAGACACGCCAAGAATATTGCGAAGGGCAGATGTTCAGCAGCATATTGGGCAGATAAGGTGAAATGGTAATGGGTAAAATGAAAAAGTCATCAAAGCAAGTAACTGGTAAGTATTGTGGCGGCAAGTAAGCCAAAAGATCCTGCGCTTTGGTCACGAGCTAAAGCAGCGGCGAAGCGTAAGTACAAGGTATATCCTTCTGCTTACGCTAACGCCTACGCTGCTAAGTGGTACAAGGACAAGGGCGGCAAGTGGGGCGGCTCAGACAATCGTGTGGGGAAAGCATAATGCCAGCACAGGCCGGACTAGGTAAATGGTTCAAAGATAAATGGGTTGACGTAAACACAGGAAAGCCCTGTGGACGCCAGAAAGGCGAAAAGCGTAAATACCCTGCTTGTAGGCCAGCAAAGGTTGCAGGCCGTATTAGCAAGCAAGAGGCCAAGAAGAAGACAGGCCCAGAACGTGTGAACTGGTCGGTAACGGCTAGTGGCAAGAAAAGGAAATAGTATGAGTATTTGTGATAAATGTCCGTATCCTAGCCGGTGTCAAGCACAGGCACGTTGTATAGCCTATAAAAAGGACGCAAAGCCTGTTATTATGCAGGAACCAAAGTCTGTGCCGGTTATGACCAGCACTGGAATTGGTATGACTGGCGTAATAAAGCAAACTTTCAAAAAGAAGGCTAAAAAGAAATGAACTACGGCAAGACACCTAAAGGAACTACCATTCCATTGCCAAAGCCTAAGATTGGCGACAGGCGCGAAGCTGCATCAAAGTCTCCATACACCGTTAAAAACGGAAAGATGGTGATGACAGGAAATTACGCAAGCGACAAGTAATGTTTACGCGAGTTATGAGAAGGCCACCTGTACCCCGGCGGCCACAGGAACTAAGCAAGGAAGCCACGGCAAAAGCCAAGGCTTCTGTTTCTGCATCTGCAAAGGTTTTGTCAGAGTCAAGTTTTGAGACCTGTTCTGGGTGTGTAGCAAGGAAGATGTGCAAGAAATCTAGTTGCTGTATGTATGGGCAATCAAAGCCGAAGGAAAATAAAAATGCCAAAAATGGATGACTACAGACTTAATAGCATTGTTTCTTCGGAAATTACTGATTCCCTTAATCATTTTGACAGTGAGTTTTCTCAGCAGCGTATTCGCGCTATGGACTTCTATATGGGTGAGCCATTCGGTAACGAGGTTACTGGACGCTCATCAGTCGTAAGCACAGAGGTAGCAGATACGGTAGAGGCTATTATGCCGAACCTGATGCGTGTGTTTACAGCAAACGACAAGTATGTACGCTTTAGCCCTCGCACAGCAGAAGACGTAGAACGTGCAGAGCAGGTAAGTGACTATGTAAACTACATTATCAACCACGATAATGAAGGCTACAAAATCCTGTATAATTGGTTCAAAGATGCGTTGCTATTCCGTCTTGGCGTTGTGAAGTATTTTTATGAGGAAGAAGAGAATGTCACTGAGGAAGAATATAACGGACTTGATGAGAATGAACTGGCTGCACTCTTGTCTAACCCAGACATTGATGTGGTTGAGCAGCAAGAAACCGTGCTTAATTCGTATATGGAAGAAGATGGAACGGTGGTTCCTCTTGAAAGTTCTTATGACTTGTCAGTCCGTGTCACAGAGCGTAAGGGCAAGATTAAAGTCATAAACGTACCACCAGAAGAGTTTCTGGTTAATCGCCGTGCTACCAGCTTAGAAGATGCTTACTTTGTAGCTCACCGCACAACAATGACAGTTTCAGACCTCGTAGCAATGGGCTATGACCGCGATGAGGTAGAGGCACACGCAGGCACTGCCGACTTAGACGTTGATGAAGAGCGTGTTAATCGTTTCCAAGACCTAGAAGCAAATACAGGCACAGATGCCGCTGATCCTACATTGCGCGAAGTGGTTTACTACGAGTGCATTATGAAGGTCGATTATGACGGTGACGGCATTGCTGAACGCCGCCGTGTATGTGCTATCGGTGACGGTGGATCACACATCCTGCATAACGAGCCATTTGACCACGTTCCGTTTGCAGTTGTTAGCCCGATCTTGATGCCTCACCGCCTTATTGGCCGTAGCATTTACGATATGACTGAAGATTTGCAGGTCATCAAGTCCACATTAATGCGCCAGTATCTTGACAGCGTGTACACAAGCACACTGCCACGGATGGTTGCTGTTGAGGGGCAGGTTAATCTTGACGATCTGCTTGAAGGTACTGCTGGCGGTATTATTCGCGCTCGACAGCCCGGTATGGTGCAAGCCATTACCGGCAACCCTGTAGGCGGTGAAATCCGGCCTTTGATGGATTATCTCGACAACATCAAAGAGCAGCGCACAGGTATGAGCAAGGCATCTCAGGGCTTGGATGCCAATGCGTTGCAGTCTACGACAGCTAGTGCTATTAGCGCGACTGTACGAGGCGCACAGGTCAAGCTAGAAAGCTATGCTCGTACTATGGCTGAGACAGGTGTTAAGGACTTGTTCAAGGGCATTTTGCACTTGGTTACTAAGTACGATAACAAGCCTCGCATTGTGCGTTTGCGTAACAACTTTGTGCCGATTGATCCGCGTGAGTGGACTAGCGAGTATGACGTTGTTGTGCAGGTTGGGCTTGGAACTGCTGATGATGAGCAGAAGATTGCGTTCTTGACGCAGATTGCTACAAAGCAAGAGCAAATCCTTCAGCAGCTAGGGCCGAACAATCCTGTTGTTACTATGTCTCAGTACGTTAATACACTTCGTAGCATTGCTGAGATTGGCGGGTTTAAGGACGCAGACCAGTTCTTCAATAACTCTCAGCAGATTATGATGGCAGAGCAGCAACAGGCTCAACAGCCACCACAGCCATCTCCAGAGCAAATGCAGATGCAGCAGTTGTTGCAGCTTGAGCAGCAGAAAGCACAGGCACAGCAGGCACTTGACCAGCAAAAAGCTGAGGCAAATATCGCGTTGCAGCGTGAGAAAATGCAGCAAGATTTACAGTTGCAGCGTGAAAAAATGGCTATGGAGATGGAGCTACGGCGTCAAGAGTTGCAAGCAGAAGCAGAGCTTCGTGTAGCAAAGGCTGTAACAGACTCACAGATTTCGACTAATTTGCCTAGAGTGTAGTATGGGTTCACAAGTAAATAAGGTTTTTAGTGAGGTAGTATATCTAGCAAGTTTTTTCCAGTATTATGACAACTGGAGAGTACAAGCATTAAAGAGATTTTTTCTACAACCAATAAAGAAAGATCAGTATTTTTTATTTACGGAGAACAACGAGCCAGTGGCTTTTGTTTCTTACGCATTTGTAGATGACAAGGCTATTGAAGAGCTTTCTTCTGGTAAGCGGTCTATAGGCTTTGATGAATGGAATAGTGGTCAGAACTTGTTCATACCCGACATAGTTTCGCCATTTGGACTAAAGGCTAGTTGGATTAAATATGTCAGGGATGAGCTTGGCAGAAGATACGGTAATAAAATTAAGGGCAGGTGGTTACGGTCACTAAAAGGAAGGTCTGGTTATGCGTTCACGCGATTTAATTGATGGTTTTGATTACGGCGAGTATATGCAACGCCAAATGTTCTGCTTTGGTTCAGATGACAATGACAGCGGAGATAGTGACAGCAGTTATTCTGGTGGTTTAGATTTTGATGAGGAAGACTCTGGAGACTACGGCTCAAGCCCATCATCATCACCCGGCGGTGGCGGTGGCGGTGGTGGCGGCGTAGACTCCGGTGGGTTTACGGCTGCTGAAAGAGCAGCAGGTCAAGCGGCGAGAAATGCGATAGACGCTCATAATAGAGCAGTAGCTGCTGGTCAAAGACCGGGCGAAGGAAGCACTGATTACACACAACAATTTGGCGCAGGCGTTGCTAATGCAATGGCTAACGCTGAACAGCAGCGTTTAGCGGAACAAGTAGCTCAAAGCTATATTGATAACGCTAGTATTATGGGGCCGGAACTATATTCAGCCGGTAATGTCGGCGGCAGTCTTCTTGATTTCTTTAAGACAGGCTCTACAGGCAGTGTTCCTATACGGTCTAATTACTTTGATGATCCTACAACATTGAGCGCATTCAAAGATATTGCTCTTGGTCAGATTCCCGGACGTATGGAAAAGGCGGGAGCTATTCCGGGAGTTTTAGGGGCTGTAGGAACATTTACTTTAGGTCGAATGCAGAAGGCTCTTGAAGAGGGTGGTCGCCCTGTTTTTGATTCCGCAGGTAATCTAAAGGGCGTGTTTAGCGAAGGTTTATTCGGAGAAGTTTACACAGGTATGCCAGTAGAAGGTGTTGAAGGCACAGGGTATGACGCAGGTGGTGATAGAGGTGGCGACACGCCAGCAATAAAACAAGTAAACCCAGTCACCGGTCAGTGTGACGAAGGTTATATGTTCGATGAGGACTTGCAAGCTTGTCGCCTAGACACAAGGGGCGGCGCAGGAACTACTCCAATTACACCAACGCCACCATTTGCTCCCGGCGCATATGCTCGTATGGGTTTGCTTGACAGAACTCCTACAGGGGCTTTACAAGCTGGTGGGCAGCCATTTGACTTTGCTGCGGCTAATAGGGCATTTAGAATGGGTACGGCTACACGGCCAGAGTATTTCAAAGACCCATATGATTTGACAGGATACACGCTACTAGGATGAATGAAGGAAAAGCTAGACAAGATATGGCTAGGGCTGACAAAGCTGAAGCCGTACTTAGAAACGAAATATTCATTGAAAGCTTTGAGTATTTAGAAAACGAATTTATGCAGGCTTGGAAGCAAAGCTCATTGAAAGATAGTGATGCACGAGAGAGCTTGTATATGTTATGTCAGAATTTAGAGGCACTGAAGGGCTATATCCATAAGGTAGTTGAAGACGGAAAGATGGCAAAGGCGACTTTAGATGAGTTGTCACGCCGCCAACAATTTGAGAAAAGGATTTAAGTTATGTCCGACAATCCGCAAGGAACCGGCAATATTTCAGTTAATGATGCAATTAGCCTTCTGAACACCCCCGAGCCGGACAAGGTAGAAGAAGAGCGACAGGAAGCAAACGCTTCCGAACCGATGGAGACAGAAGACCAAATCATTGAAGAGGACACTCAGGAAGATTCTGAATCCTACGAAGATGATGAGGACGATGTTGATGAAGTCGAGGAGTCTGATGAAGATGATGACTACGAGGATGACGAAGAGGAACCTCAACAACAACTCTACAAAGTCAGAGTAGACGGCGAAGAGTTAGAGGTCAGCCTTGACGAAGCCCTACAGGGTTATCAGCGACAAAAGGCTTTTACCAAGCGTAGCCAAGAAGCGGCTGAAATGCGTAAAGCTGCTGAGAAAGAAGCAGCCGAAGCAAAGCAGGCTCGTGATTACTACGCACAGCAACTTGAAGTTGTGGCACAGCAGATCAGTCAGACAATTCCACAGGAACCTGATTGGGTCTCGTTAGCAAGAGAGGTTACAGCGGAAGAGTACAACGCGATTAAAGCAGAGTACGACAGCCGTATGACTAACCTCGCAAAAGTGGAGCAAGAGCGTCAATACGTTGCTCAACAGCAGGCCGCTGAAAGAGAAGAGATGTTGAAAAGACATCTTTCAGATCAACGGTCACAGATGCTGGAACGTATTCCTGCTTGGAAGAACGATGAACGCCGAAATGAAGAGCGCGTTAATGTAATTAACTATGCTCGTAATGTTGGGTTCAGCGAAGAGGAAGTGGCTGGTGCAACAGATGCACGAGCAATAGAAATCCTCTACAAAGCGATGCAGTGGGACAATCTTCAGAAGAAGAAACCTACGGCTAAAAAACGCACAAAAGAAGCTCCTAAAATGGCTAAAGCTGGTCAGCCACGAACTAAAAAACAAGCTGCTAGTCGTTCACGGCAACAAGCTATGGGAAGGCTCAATAAAGAGCGTTCTGTAGATGCAGCCGTATCATACTTGATGGGCAATAAAACTTAGAAGGAGTTTTCAAAATGGCCACATTCACCACCACTCTCGCTGTCGGAGAAAAAGAGCAGCTAGCAGATGTGATCTATCGCATCGACCCAGATGAGACACCAATCTTTTCCGCACTCAAAAAAGAGACCTCAAACGGTATCTTCACTGAGTGGCAGGTTCAAGAATTGGCTGCCGCATCAGCCACCAACTACGTCAATGAGGGCGCAGACGCCAGCATCGGCACACCAACAGCTACTACTCGTCTGGGCAACTACCACCAGATTTCAGTAGCAGCAGTCGCTGTATCAAAGACACTTGATGCAGTCGAAAAAGCTGGTCGTGACCGTGAACTGGCATACCAGAAGGTACTGAAATCATTGGAACTTCGCCGTGACATCGAAAAATCAATCGGTGACACAGACGTTGCTCGTGATGGTTCAGACCCTCGCAAATCAGCATCACTGTCTTGCTGGATCACAAATGGTTCAGTAGGTGCAACTGCTGGTGCGTTTGCTACTGGTGATGGAACAGACACCATTACTGCTGGTGACTCTCGTGCGCTGTCACTTGCACTCATCGAAGATGGGATGCAGGACGCTTGGACAGACGGCGGCAACCCAAAGATGATGATTGCATCGGCTGCAAACCGTGCAAACTTCTCTGACCTGACTTCAGCTTCAAACTTGGTAAACAACCAAGTGAATATGACTCAGGCGAAAGAAGTCACCTACGTTGGTTCAACATCAGTCTTCCTGACTGACTTTGGCACCATCGAGGTCGCTCCATCACGCTTTATGGGCAATGACCGTGTGTTCCTGATTGACCCAGACTTCGCTTCTCTTTGCACCATCAATGGTCGCAACTTTGCAGAGAACGAAATTGCGGCAACAGGTGACGCAGAGAAGTTCCAGATTGTGACTGAGTGGGCTTTGAAAGTACAAGCTCCAAAGGCACACGCTGGCATCTTCGACCTGTCAGGTTCCTAAGCAAAATAGAGAGGGCGGGGCAACCCGCCTTCTCTTCTTACAGGGGTTATAATGAAAAGATTACTTACATCCGATCAGAACACTGGCAAGCAGACTTTTATGCGCCAAGAATCTGATGGTTCCACGTTTATTGAGAACACACAAAACTTTGATACGTTGATGAAGATCAACAAGCAGATGTCTGATGATTGGCGCAAGGGGCAGCTTACAGGCACCCAGAAGCACGTTCAGCATATAGCAGAAATACCTAATGTAGTGTATCATCACCTACTGAAGACGCTGGGTAAGCCTAGCGAAAACCCGAAGGCTTGGAAGGCGTGGCTTAATAGCAGCGAGAACCGAGACTTTAGAACAGGCGGCGGTAATCTCTAATGGCTATAGCATCTTACGCAGATTTGCAGACATCAATCGCCAACTTTCTGGCGCGTAGCGATTTGACTGCACAGATACCAGACTTTATCCAGCTTGCAGAGGCTCGTATCAATCGTGAGCTAGAAACTCGTGAGCAGGAAAAGCGTGTGCAGGCCACACTGGTGCCGGGCGATGAGTATATTGCATTGCCTACAGATTTGCGTGAAGTGCGTGAGGTCAAGCTGCTTACTAGCCCTCTTACAGTGCTAAACTATATGTCACCTACTGGCCTTGATAACGAATACTCTAGCAACGGTTTTTCTAAGCCAAGAGGCTACAGCATTGCTGGAAAAGAGATGAAACTGCGTCCTGTACCAGATTCAGCTTATACAGCAGAAATTATGTATATTGGCAACGTAGACGCAATATCAGCCGTTAGCACCCCTACACTGTTTTTGCGTTCACCAGATATCTACCTATACGGTGCATTAACTGAAGCCTATGTTTATCTGCTGGATGAGACACGCGCCGCACAGTATGACGAAAAGTTTACTCGTGCTATAAATGAGGTGCGAATGGACGAAGAGCGTTCACATTACGGAACAGGCCCACTACAAACGAAGTCTGTCTATTTGCGGCAGAATGCAACAGCGGAGAAATAAACTATGTCTGCAATGAGTGATTACCTAGAGAATGAAATTCTCGACCATATCTTATCAACCGGCGCATACACAATGCCCACAGCTATTTACGTTGGTCTGTCTACTGGTTCATTTGCAGATGACAACAGTGGCACAGAGCTTACAGGCAATGGCTATGCTCGTGAGGCAGCTACATTCAATGCAGCGGCTTCTGGTACTGCTGATAACAGCGCGGCGGTTGAGTTTTCAGCGGCTACAGCAAGCTGGGGTACAGTAAGCCACTTTGGTTTGTTTGATGCTATCACTGGCGGCAACCTGCTTATTCACGGTTCGTTTACCACTGCAAAGCTGATTGACACAGGCGACATCCTAAAGATTTCTGCTGGCGACTTAGACATTGCAGCGGCTTAGGTGTAGCTAATGGCTACAAACACCCCATCCCTAGAACAGCTAAGTGGTAGCATTGATGCGCTACCTAATAGCCTAGATAATCTGGATGGTCTTCCGTGGTGTAACCCCACTTTAGACCAGCTAGATGCGTGGGGTACTCTTGAGCAATTAGACGCATTTGGCTATACGCTTGATGAGTTAGGCACTGGTGACAGGCTCTGTGTGCTAATAGCAGACGCTCCGTCTGCATCTATTGCTGTAACAACTACAGCAGAAATACAGTTTGCCATTGAAATGCCAGCAGCGGTGTCTATCTCCGCTTCCGCTACGTCTGGCATCAATAGAATTAGGCCAATGGCAGGCTCTGCAACAGGTGCTGCTAACTTTGAAGCCGTTATAACACCTATTAGAACAATGGACGCATCTGTAAGCGTTGCTGTGACGGATACAGCAGAGCTTACAAGGCTTCGCACATCACCGGCTCCAGCAGAAATATCTGCAACGACAACAGCCGTCTCAAGTCTAGTTTATTTGCTGGCAGGAACGGCTAATACAGCCGTAACGACAACAACTGCTGCTAATGGTATATTTACTATGCCCGGAGCAGCTAGTTCATTGGTTAATGTTTCTTGTGAAGCAAAGCGTCTTGGTGAAGAGTGGGGCTTAGTATCTCCTGGCACAGAGGTTTGGTCAGACGTTCCAGTTGGCAGTGAGGTTTGGTCTACAGTAACAGTTAGCAGTGGGGTTTGGTTGTCACAATGATTACTTTTGGCGAATGGCTGCCAGACCAGCCAGATTACTTAAATGCCGGTGTTATTGACGCACATAATGTGGTGCCTGCCTACAATGGATACCGCAGTCTTGGTGAGTTTGTGTCTTATTCTGATAGTGCAGACAACACTATTTTAGGCATATTTTCAGCTAAAGACAAAACCGGCATAGTAAAATTATTTGCTGGTGATAGTGGCAAGTTATACCTGTTTAACCAGACAGGTTCTGCGCTTGATGACGTTAGCGCGGCGGGTGGTTATTCTCTTACATCAGAAGAGCGTTGGCGTTTCGTTAAGTTTGGCGAGGAAGTTATTGCCGCAGGCGGTATTGGCGAAGAACTGCAAAAGTTCAACGTGTCTACTGACAGTGCATTTAGCGTATTATCTTCAGATGCGCCAAAAGCTGATTTCATTGCTGCTGTTCGTGATTTTGTCTGGACTGCGAACATTGATGAAGGTTCTGGTCGTGTGCCATATCGTTGCTATTGGTCTGGCTTTAATGACACCACATCTTGGACGGCTGGAACAGAGCAGTCTGATTTTCAAGACATACCTGACGCTGGTGCGATTACCGGCCTAGTAGGCGGTGAATATGCTACCATCCTTATGGAGCGAGCTATTGTTCGCGCCACATATACCGGCCCACCGCTAATCTGGCAGTTCGATAAGGTTGAGACTGCTCGTGGTTGTCAGGTTCCCGGCTCTGTGTGCAATATCGGACATACTGTGTTCTACCTGTCAGATGATGGTTTTTACGCTTTTGATGGCTCTAAATCACAGCCAATCGGCGCAGAAAAGGTAAACCGATGGTTCTTTGATGATTTCAACTTTGGCTACAAAGACAAGATGACATCTGTGGTTGACCCGCAAAACCAGTTAGCTATCTGGTCATATGTCAGCAACAGCGCAATCGACAACACACCAGACCGTCTTCTTATCTACAACTATGCCTTGAACAGATGGTCATATGCGACTGTTCGTGCTGACCTAGTAGCACCATTCTTTACGGCTGCTTACACGCTAGAGAGCCTAGATCAGATTTCTGGCTCTCTTGATGCTTTGCCAGCATCACTTGATAGTGCGCTTTATAAAGGCGGTCAGTATCTGTTTGGTGGTGCGTTAGGAGACCAGATTCACGCATTCTCTGGAGACCCGCTAGAAGGCACGATTGTTACAGGTGAAACAGGCATTGCCACAGGAAATCACACGATTGTAACAAGGGCGTATCCTTACCACGAGGATGGCACTGTAACGGTAGCTATTGGTCTTAGAGGCGTACACACAGACCTAGTATCTTATACAGCGGCAGGTAGCGTAAATGACGCTGGGTTTGTGCCGTTCAGAGCGCAAGACAGATATCATAGAGCTAAGATGGTTTTGAGTGGTCAGTGGTCATACGCGCAGGGTATGGACATTGAGGCAAGGCAGGTAGGCAGGCGATGACTATTGAGCAGCGCACCACTAACTTTCGCACGTTAAACCCTATTACGGCTACAACACGCGAGATTGCTGAGGTTTTAAACCGCACGATTAACGGCGGTCTAAACAGCGTTGGCTATGTCACGTTTCCATCAAACACGACACAGACTACCGTGCAAGACCCGCGCTATTCGACATCTAGCTTGGTGTTCTTTTGCGGTGTTGACCACGATCCTTGGCACCATAATCCTTATATTGACGGCACAAGCACTAACGGCACAATGGTAATTAACCACGACAATCAAGGTCACGATGCAGATTTCGCATACCTCATCATTGGATGAACTAGAACGTCTAGCTCATCATATAGAAGCTGCACTTGCGTATTCTGGTGATACGCATAGCCTTCTACACGTTGTAGATGCTATAAAGGACGGTAGCGCACAGTTTTTTCCATTAGAAAATTCTGTTATAGTGACTGAGATAGTTGACTACCCAAAAAGAGCCGTATGCAGGATTTGGTTGGCAGGCGGTGATATGGATGAGCTTGTAGAGGCTGAGAAAAGCATTGTTGAATGGGCTAAAAGCCACGGATGCGATGGAATGGAAATTATCGGACGCAAAGGCTGGGAACGCCAGCTAAAGGATTACACAGCAGCGTCAACTGTACTGATAAAGGAAATATGAGATGAGTAAAGGCGGCGGCGGTAGCACAAGAACAATCAATACGATGGTCAACCCACCAGAGTATGCAAAGCCATTCCTTGAGTACGGACTTTCCGAAGCAAAAGAGCTATATGGCTCTGCACAGCCTCAGTATTACCCCGGTCAGACAACCGTAGGGTTTTCGCCAGAGTCAGAGATGGCTTTGTCTGGTATCCGCGATCAAGCTATTACTGGTAGCCCCTTCATCAAGGCCACACAAGATGTTGTGATGCAGAACCTAATGGGTACTAACCCGCTACAGTCTGCTGCATTCCGTCCTGTTGTTGAGCAGGTGCAAGCAGAGGCTGCTAAGGCTGGCCGGTACGGCTCTGGTTATCAGCAAGCTGCATTGGGGCAGGCATTGGCACCAATGGCTTATGAGGCGCAGCAACGAGCGATTGCACAAGCTCCACAGGCTCGTGAGTTCGGTATGGCTGACTTTATGAGCCTAGCAGGAGTTGGCGGTGCAAGAGAGGCTCAGTCACAGGCAGAGCTTGCAGCAGATATCGAACGGTTCCAGTTTGAGCAGAACCGTCAACAGCAGAAGCTGCGTGATTATATGGCTACGGTTGCTGGTGGTACTGTTGGCAGCGAGCAGATTACGCCGCAGTTTAGAAACCCTACAGCAGACTTCCTTGGTATGGCTACGCAAGGTGCCGGTCTTCTTAGCGACCTAAAGCTAATATAGAGTATAGGAGAGCTTGATGGACACTAGAGACCTGTTAAACCTAAGACGAATGGTTGCTCAAGGTGCTACTCGTAGACCTGCCGCTTCTGCTTTCTTGGAAGCTGCTGGCAGAACTGGCCCAGCCCCACAGCAAACAGTACAGCAACAGCCCGGCTCTGTAGTAGAGAACGCTCGTCAACGCGCGTTGATGGCTCTAGGAGCGTCACAAAAGCCAAGTATGGGTATACCGCAGGCAAGACTTGTAACGCCAACCACAGCGGGTTCTGGACTGCGTTCTATGCTGCCTCAGCGTGGCACACCGGGTTCTGCTGCATTAGGTGCTTTCGGGTCAACTATGTCACAGCTAGGTGGCTGGCAGGACAAGCCTATGACATTTGGTCAAATCCTTGGTGCGTCTTTAGGCAAGGCTCGTGAGGCGTATGGTACGGCTGAAGAGAAGCAAGCTGCTGCCGCTAGACAGGCAGAGCAAGACGCCCTTACAAAGCGTTATCGTGAAGCACAGATAAAGCAGATGGCAAGAGAGAAGGTAACAGACGTTAAAAAGCCTTACTCTGTACCTTCTGTAAAAGATGGCGTTAGAGGCACAGTTCAAAAACAATACTTAGGTATGGGTGCATTGGGTGCAGACCAATATGGACTTGTAGAGATACCTAACAGTTTTGTTCCAGATCCTGCGAAATCTGCTGCTGTTCAGATTATGCCGGAAGATAAGGCTAAAGCGGAATCTCAAAAAGCAATTAATGCTTATGTAACAAAATACTTAGAAAGATATGATAAAGATGTTGTTAGTGCTACGCAGTTAGCCAGTGAATATGGTGTCATTCAAGATATGCTTACCTCGGCAGAGGATATAGATACTGGCCCAATAACAGAAATGCTTTTGCCGTTACAAAGAGTTATGGGTGAACTCGGCTTCTTGAGTGAAAGCGAGATGAACGAAGTAAACACTTTGACTACGCTTGATGCAAAAATGAAATATATTGTTCCTCGTATGCGTGAAGAAGGCTCTGGCTCTACCTCAAACTTTGAAATGGGTGTGTTTAAATCAGCCGCACCGGGGCTTGCAAAAACAAGAGAAGCAAATATTCTTCTTGCTGCTATGGCGAGACAAGCTGCTCAACATAAAGTACAAGTTCAAGATGTTAGACGTAGGCTTTCTTTAGGTGATGGAACTAAGCCTATGAGGGTGCCATCAGATAAAGAGGTTGGCGCGGCTGTAGAGGCTGAATATGGCTCAATATTCAAAACTCCATTTGGCAGAGAAATTAACAAAAAAGACTTCGCTGAAGTTGATGCAGAACTTGATTCAATGATTGCTGATGGCAGAGTAAATATTGGTGATGTGGTGTACTTAGGTAAACATTACAAAGGCGCAGATAACAAAACTAAAAATGGCGGGTTTTACGTTGTTTCAGCAGAGGATGTTTAAATGAGTGTTTTAAGCAACGCAAATCAAAGAAATTTATCAAGTGGCGCACCTGCAAGCGCGAATGAATCTGAAGCAACCATTAACGTGGCTTCGGGGATTGCTCGTGCGCTTGGGCAAGGAATTACTTTTGGTTTTGCTGATGAAGCTGAAGCCTATATTCGCAGCAAGTTTAGTGACCGTGACTACAGGCAAATTCGTGACGAAATTCGCGGCAAAATAAATAAGTTTAGAGATGAAGAAACTGGTTTAGCTTACGGTGCAGAAATAGCTGGCTCTATAGCAACGGCATTAATTCCCGGAGCAGCGGCGGGTCAAGCGGCCAGACTAGCTCCAACAGCTACTAAAGCTGTTTCTTCTGTTGCTGGTGGGCCTCTTAGAAAAGCTATGATTGCTGGCGGTTTGTACGGAACTGGAGTCGCTGAAGAAATAAAAGACATACCAATTAGTGCATCTACAGGTGCCACTGTTGGACTAGCCGCACAGGCTTTAACTCCTGTTGCTTCAAAAGCAGCTAAAAGCCTTATAAGTAAGGGAGCAAGCCTTAGCCCCGGAGAGAAATACGGTGGGTTAATAGGTGCTGTAGAAAAGGGAGTTCAAAGTTTTCCTGTTGTTTCTGGATTGTTAGCTAAAACAGGTGGATTAACAGAACAATCTTTTGCGCCAATGATGTATGGGCAAGTTATGTCTGAGCTAGGAAAAAAACTTCCTGTAGGACTTAGTGCAAGAGATGCTTTTACAAAAACAAAACAAGCGTTTTTTGAAGAATACGATAAAGTTTTAAAGGGAACATCAGTAAACGTAAATCAAGAACTTCTTGATTCTCTTTCTGCTATTAGCACTAAATACTCCAGAGGTCTTGATAGACTTGCCAAAAAAGACAGAAAGCGTCTTACTGAGTTTACGCAAGACAAAATCTTTGGTTCCGCAAAAGATGGAAAATTGACAGGAGAAGAATTTAAAAGAGTGCAAAAAGAAATAAGAAGAAAATCGAGAAATCTTATGAGAAAAAAAGATTTAAGCGATGATGAAAACAATTTCTTAGCTGCACTTTTAGATATTGATGATGTAATGATGTCTCAATTGAAGAAGTCTAATCCCTCTAAAGAAAAACAACTTAATATGATCGACAAGGCTTACAGCCTTTACAAGCCATTAGAGAGAGCATCATACGCTGTAGGAACTCGTGGAAAAGCAGCTTTTTCTGCCGATGTTTTAGATAGAGAAATAAAAAGACAGTCATCATCAAGAACTGGAGATTACATTAGAGGAACTGCCCCTCTTCAGCAGTCTGTAGAAGAAATGATAGATGTAGAGCCTACTATAAGTGCTTCCTTACCAAGCGTTTTAGCTGGGTCTGCTGCTGCTGGTACTACTGCCGCTGGTGCTGGCACAGTAGGTCTTAGCACGGCTGGCACTGCTATGGCTCCCTTACTTGCTCCTCTTGGCATTGCTGGCGTAGGTGCAACAAAGACTGGAAGATCACTCATCACTCCAAGACTTCCGTCTGCTACTCCAATCGTAGGTGGAAAGGCTTTTCCGGGAATTATAGATGTTCCTTCTGCGGCAGTTAGATCACCTGCTGTTTCTGGTATGGGTTCTCAAATCGAAGGCCCACAAAGATATGTTAGAGCCGCTGGCGAAGCTTTGCAGGCTGCCCCAGATTACGTTATGGGTTTACTGCGCTAATAGTGCTATAAATAGGCATACGCCTTTAGGAGAACATAATGGCAAAAAACAGCATCCGCGATTATTCGGCAACGAATAGCAGCAACACGGACATCCAGTCCATCGACATCTCTGAGGGCTGCTCCCCGGCTGGCATCAACAACGCCATCCGCGAGGTTATGGCTGACCTAAAGGATGTGTCTACCGGCGCGGTTGCTCTGGAAAGCCCTGCGGCTGATAGCCTGACTGTGACTGGCGCATTTACCTCACAAGGTATTGACGACAACGCCACAAGCACTGCGATGACACTGGATGCAAGCGGCAATCTGCTGGTGGGAAAGACGAGTTCAGCATTTGGCACTGCTGGTGTTGAATCAAGTGCATCTGGGGGCATCTGGTCTACACGAAGCGTATTTCAACCAGCATCATTTAATCTTCTATCCAATGACGGTCCTATTGCGGCTTTTTATAAAGACAGCGCGCTGGTGGGGACGATTGGGTCTAGAAGCGGAAACCTATATATAGGTAGTGGAGACACAACCTTAAAATTTGAAGCGGGTGGTGATTACATTGTGCCAGCAAGCACAACAGGTGCTGACAGAGACAATGCTATTGATTTGGGGAACACCGCAACTCAGTTCAAAAACCTCTACCTATCCGGCGGTGTCTACTTGGGCGGCACAGGTTCAGCGAACCATCTGGATGATTATGAGGAGGGGACTTGGACGCCTGCATCAGGCACTAACGTAACACTATCTAGTGGAGTAGGGTCATACATTAAAATAGGAAACACTGTTTTATTTAGAGGTAGGTTCACAGTTACAAACATATCTGGAAATATGTTTATACAAGGACTTCCTTATATAGCTTCTAGCTCATTTGAATCTGCTTGTATTGCTGAACGGTCTCCTGTCGCTTTAAATTACAGGGTAGTAGACAACGGAAGCGCTACAATTATTTTAAACGTAGTAAGCACTTGGAGTGGTTCTCAAACAATGTATGTAGCTGGGCAGTACCAAGTAGCTTAATCAGTACCTCTAGTGGACTCTAGAGGCAGACAGTCCAACCATCACAGGAGATAAACGATGGCACTAACAGAAGAAACAATCCAAGACAAAATTGAAATCGTAGGTGACTACAAGCACATTCAAGTACGCACCGCAACAGTCATCAAGCGTGATGGCGTTGAGATTAGCCGTGCGTTTTCACGGCACGTTGTAGCACCTGACGCTGACATCACTGGCGAAAGCGCAGAGGTGCAAGCCATCTGTGCGGCTGTGCATACAGACGAGGTAAAAGCCGCTTATGCAGCGCATCTAGCATCACAGGAAGTTTAACAAATGGCTAAAGATAAACTCACCGATTACGATAGCACCGCTGCCAACAATCTCGATGTAGGCGGGATATCCGTTGCCGAGGGTATGCTGCCTAGTGGCGTGAACAACGCTATTCGCGAGCAGATGAGCCATTTGGCTGACTTTGCGGCTGGCACTGAGGCCATCACAAAGCTTGCAACGGCAAGCATTGACGCTAACGGCGGCACAATCAAGCTGGACGGTAATTATCCTACTGGTACTAATAACGTGGCGTTGGGCGATAACACTTTAGGTGGTGGCTCATTAAGTGGTGGCAATAATACAGCTATAGGTGGAAATGTTTTAATAGCTAATAGTTCTGGTCAAAATAATACAGGTATTGGCTATGCTTCTTTGTACATAAATACAACAGGAAATTATAACATTGCAGTAGGTACAGGTGCATTGTTTACAAATAATGGTGGCAATAACACAGCTGTTGGTTATCAAGCATTAGAAGATAATACGACTGCAAATAATAATACGGCAGTGGGATATCAGGCACTCAACGCCAACACCACCGCAAACAACAACACGGCTGTTGGGTATCAAGCTGGGTACAGCAATACGACTGGCATTGAAGGTGTCTATGTCGGGCAAGGCGCAGGATACAATGTTACGACAAATGGATTTAATACCTTTATTGGTCGTAATGCTGGATATAACACAACAGGAGGCTACAATTCTTTTGTTGGCTATGGTGCTGGCAACGCAATAACATCTGGCACAAAAAACACTATTTTAGGCCGTTACGATGGCAACTTTGGCGGCCTAGACATCCGCACATCCAGCAACAACATCGTGCTGTCAGATGGCGATGGTAATCCTCGTGTTCAGGTAAACAGTTCTGGATACTTTAAAGTTCCAGCAATGCCTGTTGGCGGCACAGCTAATTTGCACTGGTCATCAGCAGGCGGCGGTCAGTTTTTTGTAACATCATCTTCCTCAAGATTTAAAAATAGCATTGTTGACTATGACAAAGGGCTTGCTGAAGTTTTGCAGATGCAGCCGAAATATTTTGTCTACAATGATGAGCCGAACCAAAAACAGCGAGCAGGCTTCATAGCCGAAGATTTTGACGCATTAGGAATGACAGAATTTGTTGAGTATTGGAAAGATGAAAATGATGCGGATGTTGCAAGCGAGATTGGCTACAGCAATATGGTCGCTATACTTGTGAAATCTATACAAGAATTGTCGGCAAAGAACGATGCACTAGAGGCTCGTATAGCCGCACTTGAGTCAAACTAATAGGAGATTAAAATGGACGAACTAACAGCAGAACAAATCGCACAGCATTACACAGCAATGGGTCACAGCGTTGACCTCATCAATGCTATCATTGCTGGCGAGGCTATGGCAGACGATGATGCCGCAGATAAGCAGGACTGTGTTGACAGGAATGTTGAGCATCTGGAGATTATGGTTGCTAAAGACTTCTGGGGTTCAGAAGATATGACTGCGGCTAATGCAGCTATTGCTGCTGGACAAGCATACGAGGCCTAACAATGCAGATGACCAGTCTTGTCGATATGTTGCTTGGCCTAGTGGCTGCCGCCGGAGCTTGGTGGATGAGCGAGACTAGCAAAGAGCAAAAGCGCATCAACATCTTGCTCAACAAGACACGCGAGGAATACGCCACAAAGGACGATGTGCGCTCTGATATGCGTAACGTAATGGACGCTTTGCACCGTGTCGAGGATAAGCTCGACAAGGTACTCAGCCGCGCACCCTAATGTTTAAGGCGGTGGTGTTAGCCTGCGTTATAGGCGCACCTACCGACTGCGTTGAGTTCCACGATGTCCGTGGCCCTTATTACACCGAAAGAGAGTGCCGAAGCCGCGCTATGGAGATGTCCAGAGCGATAGGCGAGATAGCCAACCTGATGCCGATTAAATGGCGTTGTGACGTTCTTAGGAAGGGGATGTTGTCATAGACCCTATTACCATCACAGCAGCCGTCAGCGGGGCTACAGCAGCTTTTAACGGCATAAAGCAGATGATAGCTGCCGGGCGAGACCTAGAGTCCTGCATCGGTGACGTATCGCGCTGGATGAAGATGGCATCTGACGTTGACCAAGCTGAGAAGCGTGTCAAGAACCCTTCCGTATTTCAAAAGCTAAAAGGCTTCGACACTGTGCAGCAGGAAGCGTTGCAAGTGTACGCTGCCAAGAAAAAGCTGGAAGCACAGAGAGCCGAACTCAAGCAATTCCTTAATATGAGCTATGGGCCGCAAGCGTGGGCTGATCTGATCCAGCTAGAAGGCCGTATCCGTAAAGAACGCCAAGAAGCTATTTACAAGCAACAAGAGCTTCGACAGCAAATATTAGAAGGTATCGTCATTGGCGCAATATGCTTGACAGCCGCTGCAATTCTTATAGGCTTTATATGGTTAGGAACAAACAGCTAGGAGACTAGATATGTGGTTACCGAATTATAGGCACGATATAGAGCATCGACCATCAGAGAATGATTATGTGGTCAAGGTATATGAGGGCGTTAAATTAATACAGGTTACGTTCTTTAATACTTGCGGAGCAGCCCTAAGTTTTGTAGAAAGGAGAGAAGAGAGCTATCTGAACTCATAGTTCTTGGTTTCCTCCCTAACTCCACCCCAGAGGTTTTCCCTTCCTCTGGGGTTTTTCTTTGAGGTAATCTTCCACGCTGATAGACCGCACCTCAGACGCTGCACCGAACTTTTGTGGTGTCCAGAACGCCTTGCTGTAGGCAGAGTAATTATCGCCGCTATCTTCTGGTCTATTGTTTGGCTTACGCTTTTGTCTGCGTGATTTTGTCTGCATCACACATCTCTCCCTGACAGCAATCGTCAATAACTTGATCGCACTCAAAGCACTGCGTATGGCCGTGGACATATACCGTTCTAAGCCGGTTACCGCAGCGTGGGCAGTGAACGCGCTCGTTCTGGTGGTCTTCTATCACTTTGTTAGCCCCTTGACCTTCTCAAAGCTTCTTAGACCGCCTAGACCCAGCATACCCATCAACACTGTCAGCAGGCTGCTCATATCGAACTGTGGTAGCTCTGGAAGCGGTACACCTGCATAGGCACTGCCGAAGATAATGAATGGTGCCAGGACAAAGTGCCAAGCCAATGCCACTCCGCAAGTCCAGCCAACGAAAGGACGCCAGCCTGCCACGAATATGCTGCGGTGAGACGCCTCTGCCTTATTTATCTCTAGCTGACCCTTGGCAAGCTCTTGAGCGTGTCTATCGGCCATTGTAGCCAGTTCGTGAGCCAACTGGTTCTTCTGGTCTTTGTCCTCGATGAACTTGTCCAGCAAACCTGTCACTGGTGCTATAAGTGCTTGGATCATTTTATACTCGCATCGTTAAGTAGTAAAAGTTCTAGCCGCTGAATAGCCAGCTTCATATCTTGAATGGCTTGCTTATCAGCGTGACTGACCTGCATATTACTTACAGATATAGATAGATCATAGGTTGTTTTTAGATTCCAACCAGCAAGGGTAATGATAACAGCCATTAAGCCAGTGATAACCTGCTTTTCCATTACTTACCCTCGTGCGACATCCAGACGGCAAATGCACCAGTAGCCGCGCCGACTATGGTACTAACAAATGCTGTCTGTTGTGTGGTGGCGGTGATGCCTAAACTCATAAACCAATCGCATACGTTCCAAGCCATTACGGTGAATGCAAGCATCATACCGCGTGGAATTATCTTATATTCAAGTAGCGTTTTGCTCATTAGCTAGGTCTCTCATACGTTCAACTAACCGCTTGGCGCGGTTCGGAACCTGAGTATACCACTTGCTGTCAACCATTTCATCTGCTGCCTTATGCCAGTTACGAGCATCGACACCAGCCTTCATACCGACAAAACGAGACAGGCGAGGATAGCCAAGATTAAACATCATATTAGCTACGATATGCTGGCACTCTTCTGGCAGTTCATCGAAGTCATCATACAAACGGCGGCAGTCTTCAATCGTCACCAGAATGTCGAGATTAAACGCTTGATGCACCCTGTCTTTGCTGACAGGTGTACCAATCGCCATCTTATGCTCTGGGTCATCCTCAGTTACGAGGTGACCGATACCGAAAGTTTTCAGTGCTAAGTGATCGAGATACAGCTTAAACTCGCATCCCTCATCAGCAACTATTTCGTCACGCAGTTTGTCTAGTTTCATTGAAATCCTCGTGTTCACCTTGCATCAGCTTAGAAGCAGTAACGCCAAGCTGATAGAGTGCATCCGTAAGTGAGTTCTCACTAGCCTTGCCACGGCCAGTCATAAACACCTCAACAGCCTCGCCTGTTTGCGGGTGAAAGCTAACTGTTACTGCTAGACCTGCACCGATATCTGTTGTTACGCAAGGGCGTCTGTTAGGTAAGTTCATTCTGTAACTCCTCGATGGTTTTCTGCCACGAATCTTCTTCTAGGTCTGGGTTGTCGAAAAAAGAAGGCTGGCGATTCATTCGTTTTATGTTGATAGATGTGACCGGCAGAAAGAACACTGCCCTTTGTTCAACCGACACGAGTGCCATTATGTCAAAATCTGACCGTCTTGGTAAGCGTTTATTGCCACCGATTGTTAGGTTAAATTCTAATCTATATTTATTGCCAAGACTAAACTGGCAAGATTTCACTTGCACAAGAAACCTTTGCCCGGTGTCTTTGTTCCAAGCTACTAAGTCAACTGAATCTTGGCTGGCTAGAGCGACACCCCAGCCACGCTGCAAGATAGCTGCCGCAGCTAGATATTCTGCAACCAGACCAGCAGTGGTGTTGCTCAGTCTGACTGACGCTATACGCCTAATCTTCATTAGGCTCCACAACGTCAATAAGACGCTCCAAGTACCAACTGGCCTTACGCAAATCTTGCGGCGGGTTTTCTTTATGCTCATAACGCCAGATGTATTTGATGATTGAGCCTTGCAGGTAATACTTATAGCCATCACCTAGCGCAGCTTTGATTGCGTCAATGCACTCCACCTCACCATTCTTATAGTGAGGCGGGTGGTTTACTAGATCGCTCATTAGGCTACAAGCTGCTTAATTTTAGCTATGTTTCTATTCAGCTTGGTTGCGCCTCTACCACGCTTTGACAGCTTCTCAGCGGCGTACCAGACAGTCGTATGGTCACGCTGCATTTCTCTTCCTATTTCCGGCAAACTCATCGTGGTCATCTCACGAGCCATATACATAGCCAGATGCCTAGCTTCGACATATTCTTTTACTCTGCGCTTGGACAGCATCTGCAAGCGTGTGACGTTAACTATGGCGGGTGTGGTCATCCAATCGAACTCTTTGTCACAGAAACTGCATTTGCTCATTCTTGAACTGACAATGTTCTTAGGTTTTTTTCTCTTCCACATAGCTTCCCTTTGTTAAGTGATAGGCTGACGGACGAGGTAAGAACCGCCAGCCTATCTAGGTTAGACACTAGAAAGGAATAGTGTCATCCATCTGGTTGCTTGCACCGTTGTTCGCTGGTGCCGCCTTACGGCTGCCGTCATCCTCTTCAACCACAAAGGACAAGAAGTCGTTGCCCTTCTGGCTAGTCTTGCTCCAAGCAGACACACGATACTTTGTGCCGTCAATCTCCATACTGCCTGTCATATCTG